AGCACCGAATAGTTTCACGCAGATACTTCATCACCTTGTTAACAGGTTTACACACTTCATCTGCTATCTTGTTTATTATATTACTGATCCAGATAACAGCAGTTAACATCTCACCAGTACTACTCCACGGATGATTAACTCCTATGCTTTTAAATAAATCCTGTACAAGATTATAGTGGGTTGCTCCGTACGGTCTGTTCATCACTGCCATCTTAGCAATCTTTCTTTTGATACCGTACTGCATCCAAGTCTTAGCGATAACACCACCGTCTTTCTTTAGCTCGTCATAGATGCGGTCAGCTACATACTGGTACATGTCATTCGCTTTATCCATCTCTACCAGGTTGCACATCCGTCCGGTATTCTTATCTCGTAATAACAAACTTAGTATCTGCATACCGTTGTTACTACAGTCTTGTCTTACAGGTAGGTAACTAACATATCCGTAGCCCTCATCTGTAAACTTCTTGTACTCTAAACAGAAGCGTAAGAAACAGAACGGATCGGATGCTTCAGTCCACCAGTCAGTACCGTGTGGATCATTCGCTGCTTCCAGTATAAACTTCTGTCTCTTACCTACCCACTCTAATCGCTCATCAATTGTACCCTTCACTCCCCACATGTTCGCACCGTGTACAAGCACAGCTTCTAAGTCCTGCTCATCCACCACTTGCTGTCCGTTCTTGAAGTCTAACAAACTCTTAGCTAAGTCAGTTCCCTGTGGGTGTAAGTAAAAAGGTAAAGCGTATACTCGTCCCCTGTAATCACAATGATATGGAAAGTATATCTTATCCCACTTACTGTACATCTTAGCCAAGTGCAAGACACGACAAGCTTGGAATCTTTTGGAGCTGTTACTAGCGTTAGCAGTCTTAATATCTTTCTGCTTTAACTTCCACACCATCAGCTCCTGCTCGTCTCCACCTGTATAGTATGGTTGCTCAGGTATCTCTCCGAATTGTGGTATGTTTCCGACTACTCTTTTATTCTCCCAACACTTCAATGTAATATCTAACATGTCTGTGTTGATCTGCCACTCCACCTTCTGCAATCGGTTAACAGCACTCATGACATGGTCGTAGTTATTCCCTTCAAACCATTCAACAGGTTTACCAGTAAAGAAATTCTGTGCAGGTAGCTGTTCTATATCATACCCTCCACCCATCAATCCATGCCACTCAACAGGACGATCCGGTAATGCCATCTTAAAAACCTGACCTGCCTCCTTCCACTTATCAAAGCGGTGTATCCAATCTTTAAACTGTGAGGTAGGTAACACAAATCTTTCAGGTGTTTTATTACCTTTAGCTTCACGGAATCCTATTTCAAATAGACCAGTACAACATCTAATCTCCTCCAACAACCAACAGCCTAAACTTACTTTGTTCCTGTGATCCCACAATTCAAACCGTACATCTTCGTACTTGTAAAACTGTTTGATCTTACTTTGTTTACTGCGGTCAGGTATAGATAATAAGTCTTGCTTGTTGTGACTCAAGTTCTCTAACGCATACTTCCACCTAGCCTCATTCTCAAATGCTTTACCGATACGATGCCCCATCTTTCCGATAGCTAAGTGGTTGTCTAAGTTATTAAGGAAGGTACGCAGAGCGATAACAGCTATTTCATACGGACACATATCCATGACGAAGGTCAGGTAAAGCGGTGTTGTGTACCCTGGACTTGTGAACTGATCGATGATGTGCTTGACCCTGTCTCCTAACTTCGGAGCACAACTCTGCAACATACGCTTGCAACTAGCTGTGTGACTAGACTCGCCCTCTTTCCTGAGCTTTGCTTGTCGGTTACGATACGCTACCTTCCCCCACTCACGCATCTTAGCTACATGACCTTTACTCATCTATATAATTACTCTCGTTCTTAAAGTTAAACCAACCTGTGTGCATTACCCGTGCTTTAGATGTGCGATAAGCGATAAGATTGCCGTCCTCGTCACGGACATAGTTCCCGTTCTTATCACGCTTGAATCCAGTGATTTGATTGTTGCTCCAAAAGTACCGAAACCCCTCGTGCAAAGCTTGGTGATCCATCGGTACAACAGGAACATCACTCCATTCTGCTTCTAAGTATTCTTCGCTCATCTTCTCTTAGTATATCAGCCTCCGCTTCCCAGAAGATGCCTGTGTGTCTCTCTTGGGTCTTCCTCAAGGTCGTAGTACACGAGATAGTCTTCGATTTCTTCTTCGGTTTTAAGTACTGAAAGATTTTCGAGATGCTCTTTGATGCGTTCTTCTTCTTCGATGCGTTCTTTTTCTGATTCATAATAGTCTTGTTCGTAAGGTTCGGTTAACCAGCTGTCGTAATTTACTCCTCTCATAGTCCGTTAGGTAGCCATCGGTTAGTGTTTCTGTTTCCTTTTCTTCTATTCCAAACTCTAGGTGCTATCTGTAAATTTTGTGGATGGTGGAAACCGCCTGATGTAAGTGGCACTATATGATCCACCTCAAATTTCACACCTAACTTACCCTCCAATCTTACACTCCAATCAAAATAATGTTTAATAATTAACTCATCCTCTACACTCAAGCTCTCTAAAGAATCTTTAATCATAGCTCTTCGCCTACTAGAATAACGCCTATTACTAATTTTTCTAGAGTCAGTGTTTCTGTATCTCTTTTGGCATTTTTTGTTTTTATCTGTTTTATTGTATCTAGCATTCAACTCTTTTTTTTGGGGTGATCTATTGTATTTAAGCTGACTGCGTCTACCTGCTTCTGATTGATTCCAAATCCGCTGCCTCTCAACATAAGCCTCAAGATTGTCAGGTGTGCACCAAAATTCCTTGTTTCTGATCCAATTTCTGTAAACCAAACCTTGAACAAACGGGTGGGCATCTCCCCTCTTATAAGTTTTAGGAGGATTTCCTGTGTACAATGCTATTTGATCTAGAAATTTACCTGAACTTCTACGACCTGACTTGTTACGCTTAAAATCTTCTATTGTTTTCATTCTTCCTCCACTTTCTCAAGGTGTTCTTTGTATAGTTGCAAGGACAGGTAAAGGTCAAGCCATCTTCCCTCCAAAGTTCGGTTCATATCGTTGTTAAACATGTGGAACATCAGCTCCTCTATCTGATCGATTGGGTCTAATATAATTTCTTTCATAGCGATAAGATAACATATCTAGGTGAAGCATCTTCGTGTTCGTCAAAGCACTCGTCTATTTCACAGATTAAATCATAAGCATCGGTCAGGTAATTTTTCTTATCATCATCACGAAGCCATTGGGTTATTGTTTGGACAGGTAAAAGTAAGTCCATGTATCCCTCGTATTCAAAGCCATATAATTCACAGGCAATGTCAACGAACACATCAGCGTCCACATCATGGACAACATATATGTCATCGTGTTTAGTAATTTTTGTTTTTGTTTTCATAGGTAATTTAGTCTCGGTATAACACAGCGATTATAAGGACTGCTAAGAATATTAAGGTGAAGATAGTGGTAGCACTCATGATTGTTGTTTGTAAGTATTCCAAGATTCTTGTAAAGATTCATCCTCATCCCATACTTTCTTACCTTGTGCGATGATCTCTTCAATGATGAATGGGTGTGTGTGCTTACCTAAAACTTCGTACTCTTCCTTAGTAATCTCGGTTACATTATCAACGGAAACAATACGATCATTTGACCAAGCTTCCCCGTTGTCCTCATCAATCCAATCAATACTGAATTGCCAAGATAAAAAATAGTTCTTCCAGTTATCATCCCAGTTCTCTTTCGGTTGAGTTGCACGGACAGGTATAAGATCGGTATATTCATTGAATCCGTCTTGAGTGTGGTCGGTTATTAAGTAGTAGTTCATAGTATTATTATTCATTAGTAGTAGTAGTTCTATTGTTCGCTACGCTCTCAGCGTCCGCTTTCAGCGTCCTGTTAAGTAGTTCTTGTTGTAGCTCAATCAATCGGTCACGGACACGTACATTATCAGGCAAGCGTTCCTGCACGGACAGGTAATGATTGATCAAAGTCTGGATAGATATATCGTCTAGCGTGGATAAGTTAGAAGGATCGGTT